GTTTAGTTTATTTAAACATGTATGTCATGGATTGGTGTTACAGTGAAAGAGGCCCCTGTCCATGTCCCAGTGTATGATACGTCGAATAACATCACTGCTGATTTATTTGGGTCTCTGTCAATAGTGTAACAGTTTGTCCAGTACACTTTTGTGGCTGCGAGCACATTGGCTTCTCCTGCCCACGGCCTGCCGTAGCCAGAAACTTCCGTTATTGCTGCGCCTAGTGTACTTTGTTGTACGGTATGCGATGCTAGCGTAGTTCCCGTCATAAAATACTCGACGAGAATCGTTTGTCCTCTGTATGGTGAAAGATCTACACCATCTGCTGATGCATCGAATGCCAACGGAACTCCTGTGACCACTGTGTCGCTGTCTTCATCCCCGAATGGTTTAGTCGTGGCTCCATTACTAATGGTAGCTACGGAACCGGTGAATGGTTCGACACCTGTTGGTTTCATGAGTTCTATGTCATACGTTACCCACAACTCTCCAGTTACCGCGGCTGCTTGTGAACCGGTCGTGGCAATTTGGAAATTTCCATGGTTGTACATGGGTGGGTCCCCTGCTCCCTCTCCAGCATGTTCTATGAACATGATATCGAATGGCCTTTTCTTAGGGTCACATTCAATAGCATGCACCAAGTCTTCACTGGGTTTTCCACTATTTGCGAAGAATGAATTCAACACTTCGCGTTTATCTGCGTAGGGTGATTCATTTACATCGTAATTGGTTGCCATCATGATGGAACCTAAAGCGGTATTAGTGCTGTTCAAAGCAGTCGCGGATGTTGAGTTGTAATGAAACATCATTCCGTGAATTTTGAACTGCTGATAAGCTCGTGCGATATCCGATAACCATGGAAACAATTGCTTGTTACCTGGGTTTATCCCATGAGTCTCGATCTCAAACGTCGTGCTCGACGAAATTTCGCCGATGTACTCACGCCGTCTGAAGCGGTGCGACTCCTGCGGGCCATTGAAAACCGGGGTGCCGTTCGCAAGGGTATTTCTCGAGATCTTGTAATCTCCAAACCCCAGAATCTGGCTAAGTCCTGCGCCTGCTGATCTGCCAAGAGTTTGGCCGACACCGGGTGCGATGCCAACCAATCCCCCTCCAACTCCGCCTGCTGCAGACCCAAGTTCTCGTAGTAATTTAGCCACGAAACCCAGCTCCTTCTTTGATGGGGCTTGGTTCTGACGGCCTTTACCTTTTCTATTGCGTTTGCGTACCATTTTAAGAAAGCAATTTTCGTTTAAATATTCGTTTGGGTGATAGTTTTGTTGTTGTATAGTTAAAGATGTTATTAATTCACCCTGGGGCACCAAACAGCCCCATTCTTCTCCTATCATCAAGCCCTGAGCTCCGCCTACAGCAGCTAAAGCTAGCACGCTCTTTTGTGCTAAAGTCAACTTTCTGCGGGCTCGTCTCTTAGGTTTGGGATGTCTTTCCACGGCTTCCGAAGCGTTCTCTTTCATATCATGAACCTCTTTTGGTTCTTTACTGATTTGATAAGCCTCGCTATTCGTAGACCCTTCACGTTTTACCACTTGGTTTTCGGAAACAACAACGTTCCGGACTCTTTTGGTGCGTGGCAAGGTTTTAGGTTTTGATGTTGATGATGTGCCTTCGACAGGGTTCCCATTTACTACAGCAGCGACCTTGTTTGGTATGATATCCAATATTGGATTACATAAGGGTGCTTGTAGTACATCACTAAGTGTTCTACAGGATCGTAGAAACTCCGTGAAAATGTCCTGGTCGAATTCTGGCAACTGGTACAAAAGAAGATCTTGCATCCAGGGGGCATCATAGTTATTGTATTGTACTGATTCTTCGTACTTACTAAACCAGGATGCTATTCCCCGTGTTGAAAGATTCGCGAACTTCGTTTGTTCATCTTCAGAAGCTAACCTTAGTACTGTCTTTACTAGAGGACCGATAATTGGTGTATTTCTGTCCGTCATGAAATATGACATACTTTTCTCGTACAATTTTTGTTCTGCAGTGATACTTGGTGGTAAATTACCCGTGGTGTGAAATTTAGTTATTTGTCTAAAAATATCACAACATGAGTTATTGTCTCCGTTCCAAACATCTGGCGAATACATTCTTGCCAAGAAGTTAACTCCCTTCTCCCCTCGTGCTATAACACCTCCTGTTATAACAGCTTCATACGACTTACCGGTTCTGATGAGTACATCTGGATCGATGTCTGCTGTCAATCCATCATCACCGCCGTAAATGCCCAAACTTTCCATAGCTTCTTCGGGTGTTTTCCCCATTTCCCGGAATGTGGAGTAAACTATGAAAGCATTGCGAATGGTATTAATAGCCGATGTGTCAGGGGAACCAGATGCTTGTGAGAAGCCTATATCGTATTTTACTCCATAATAGCTGTAAGCTGTTAGGTTATACTGTTTTGACATCAAATTAATTAATTCAGCTCTAAATTCAGGCTGGAAGAATTGACTCACAATTATTACATCTGTTTCTCTTAACACACTCCCAATGTTACCGTCCATGCGAGAAAAGTCCGAAGGCACGACCCAATGGTCTGCACGCGTTGATACATCTGTAACAATCGCGGAGATCTCTTTTGGATTCTTCGAAAAAGCATACCAAGGTTGTGTCTTCAAAATAGCCGCTATGGCGTATGTGTAGCGGGAATATTGCATCTTAATGTCAGGATTGACGATGCTAATCATTCTCGGATCTGCTACTTTTCCCATAGATTCACACTTCATAAAACTCTGAATGAGTGGTTTAATGTGTGGGTTCAATACAGCTTTATTTAATAAGACACGCTGGGTTGCACTTTTCTGTTTCTCATAAACGACGTCTAGATCTGTTGGTACAGCTAGTTCGTTTTGTAACATTATTTGGGCGCCAAATTCACGCGCGTAGGTCATTTGCCGTTTACTTGCACCTTCACTTGTTTTAGATTCCACTAAGTTTGTTACTCGAGATTTTATCCCGTGTTTCTCATTGCTTAGTGTTTTGTTGATAGAATAACTCCCACCCCCAACAATCGGGGTCATGAACTGGCTCATGCTTGTTTTTGCGGTTTCATCATAATCAAATTTACTTGGAGTAATCTGATAATGTAGAATTCCCGTAGTGTATACTACAGGCGCCTTCTTCTTACTTTTCATCTTGTGGTAACATGCTAAGATCGCCGATTCTGATGAGCTAATTTTCTTAGCTTCATCATTATCTTTATCTTGCGCTGTTCTTACATATTTTAGAACCGTTGCCGGTGCTATATTGTTCGTAGATATTTCTGCGTGATCTTTGATCGCGCTGTCGTATCTAGTGTCAATGGTCACACAATTATACTCATTCACTCGTCCGGTGGACGTCCTATCACTGTTTTCCGTTTTCGTACGAATTCGTATGAAGTCTCCATCAATAGGCTGTAAACGTTTGAGTTCTCTGCCACAGAGTGAATCGCTCAAATACGCCATTGGGCCTTC